CATCAGCGGTGATCTCGGAGGGCAGAACGTATTGTTCAATACCGGTCAGCAGCGCACCATTACCTAGGAAATACTCTGCGGATACATTTCCTGTAGCGGTGACGTTACCGAGGACATCAGCGGTGATCTCAGAAGGGAGTGTGGTTGTAACCCCGGTCAGCAGCGCACCATTACCAATGAAGTAAGAGGCTGATGAGTTTCCAGAGAGCGTCGAATAGTTACCCGTAAAGTACGTTGCAGTTGCGTTGTTAACATTAATGTACGACCCTGTAACATTACCCAATACATCAGCTGCGAACTCGGTAGGGAGTGAAGCTGTAACTCCGGTGATAAAAGCACCGTTACCAATGAAGTACGTTGCACTGACATTAGAAGATGTGTAAAAATTTCCGTTTACAATAACATTCCCTCTGACTTCGTTTGTATATAATGTTGTTCTAAGGAATGTCGGAGGCAGAGTTGGCATTGTGTTGTGATACTAAATATATATATTTTAATTTAACTGTGAGAATGATATTAATCCGTCTACAGAACACGCAGTGTTATTATCAACTGTCGCAAGAATTTCAACGAATTCGCCGGAGGGAATAAATACTGTGCTAGATAACGAATGTATCTGCGTGTGTAATGGATGTGGAGTGACACTTATTTGATAAGATTCTGCCAGGCGATTCACCGAACTTATGTTTCCGTTCATTGACATTACTACAGTGGATTCACCATTATTTGCCACATTTCCAAATGTCACTCTTGTAGATATCGCGAACAAATTATCGCCCCCTGTGTTTTTGAACATCGCACTCGGTACACTTCCGGCTGACATAGATATGATCGTTGCGTTAGATGCACCAGTTGTTCTAAATGATCCGAATGATATCGGTATTGCCGTCGTATTAGAAATACTCTGCGATCCATTAGTAACCCACATGGATTGTCTATTGATCTTGTCTTTCTTCGTGTCTTGCAACATGGACAGTGCTTCGGACACTGCATTGCCAGCTGGGACTACACCAACTGATTCAGAAAGCTCTACATAGTTATCTAAATAGTCACCGTACGTTGCCAAAACATCCCCAATTCTACCGAATACCGTGTTTACGGGGAATATAACCCCGGTGAATGTAATCCAATTGACATCAATGTTTGATGGGGATGCTGTTAACATATATGAGTTCCCATTGTCGGTTTGTCTTACAACCGATCCAATAGGGAGATCTCCGCCTCCGAGACCTAGTCTAACGGTCGCATTGGCGACATATCCTTCCGGAGTTACCAAATAACCGTCGAGAGATTGTTGGTCAATTTTTCCAGAAGAATTGAGTGCTGTTAACATCCCCGGAGAATTTACAGCATTTGCACTTAGGTATATATCAGATTGTATTACGTTTGCCAGTAAGTATTTGTCCGTGGTAACATGGACATTTACATTCGTAGATATCCCCGTCAACTGTGTCCCGTTACCTATGAAATAGTCCGCAACTACATTACCGCCAACTGAAACATTTATAGCGTTCATCACGCCAACATTCGCAACTCCTGCATTCAGGAATGACACATCCCCTGTGTTAGAAGTAAGCTGGTTAATGTTCGCAATATCGGCAGTAAGATGTATAATGTTCGCAATATTGGCAGTAAGCTGACTAATATTTGCGATATTCGAGGTAAGCTGGTTAATAATTGCAACATTCGAACGGATATATGAAACTACAAGATCCTGAATATCTCCTATATTAGCAGTCGATGTGAGGTTTCCCGTTACTAAAAGATTATGAATTATTCCCTCAAATATTTCAAATGTCTGAGCCGAGCCAGTTGATATTACCGGATTCGCTGCGATAAAACTAGACATTTAAAATAAGATAACTTTTTTTTTATCAATTTGCAAACTCTACGCCACCCATTCCGTATTCTATTCTGAGAATGTTCATCGAACGCGCAATCACCGTGAATATATTTAAGTTGGCAGCAGAGGACACGGAAGTTTGCTCATTTAGCACATTTCCCGTGGTTGCTGCACTGGCAGTCTTAGTAGTGACAATAAGCGTTACTGTATCAATTGCTGAGAAATTCAGCGTTCCTGACGAGGAGTGAACATTCAATGGCTCCTTGGCGAAAAAATACGAATACATGCCCGCGGGAGGTACCGACTTTAATACCCTATATGGTTCGATAAGCCTGAAGTATGACCCAGGTTGTTCAGCAAACCTATCTATACCATTTATCTGAATTTTTGCAGACTGAAGAGGGGTATACTTATCATCCGCAGATAAACCAACCGTAGTATCTCCAGAATATATCCCAAATACATCCTCTTGTCTAAACACAAAAAGCAGATATTTTACTGGAAGGTTAAATGGCAATGTGTACTTCGTCGTGGCACTCGTCGTGGTTGAAATTTTAGAAACAAAATTATTAGTCTGCGTCTGCTCTATGACATATTTATGAGGTTTCGTAGCAAACAAGATTCGTTCTTCGGTGGGTAAAAACGCATATTCCCCCCATGCGGTAATGATTGGCGAAAACGAAGGATTTATACCCGGTATGTTATTTGGGTCTTGGAAATCAAACTCGAGCCGTATCTCATGGTATTGAAGAGCTATCAAGGGAAGCGCAAGCGATGTAGTGTTGAACCAGAATGGCAACTTCAGCCACAGAGACCTTATCATACCGTCGGCGTCCGTTGATTCAAATTCTTCCATCGTCAATATCGCGTCTTTTTCAGCATTATCAGTAAAAAGCGAATTCCTTATACGTATGTAGTTGTTATCAAATTGCTCTATAAGCTGACCTCCTATATACAAACGCACGCCTGCTATAAGATTTTCTATAGGGAAAAACTGTGTTCCAGTTGTAGACAATTTTTTCATATCAACCTGAATAAAAATATTTGTCAACAGGTCACCCTTCCTAGGGATAATCAGGGAGCCTTTACCTGGCGCCGTGTATGATTGGAAATCCATACGAATCATTTCTGTCGCATATGGCACTCTGCATGAAAACCTTGCCAAAAAGGCGTTTTTACGAGGAGTACCGTATAAATAACTGTCGGCCGGGGTAGACGCGATGAGCTGTGTTAAAGACATTCCAATTTTAATATAGGTTAATATATTTTTACTCACAAAAACCCGTTCGTTTTGTTTTCTAATGTGATTTTATCGAGCGCTTTTTCCGTGTGACTTTCTATTCTCTGTTGTATTGTCTTCACGTTCGTAGGGACCTCGTGATGAAAAGCAACGGAATCAGTAGCCCTGAGTTTTACAGCATCCTGTATCGACATCTTCGTTCGTTTCGTCCCGCGGTCCATCTCTAAAAAATCACTCGCGCTGTTTGTAGGTGGTCGTAAACACAACGCATCTACCGCCTCGTGTGTATACGTTCGCACGGCTTTCTTTTTCCCCATTATCCGCTCGGTCCCGTCGGGAAGTTTTTCTATTATCTTTTTGTTTCTCTCGATAATAGCACCTGGCAGTTCCTTGGCGCCTCGTGTGAACATCAGCAGCTTACCAGGCATTGCTGCTACCTGTTCTGGCGTTCGAAAACCCAACCGTTCCATGCTCTCGAGATACTCCACGAAGTCTTCTTTTGTAGTTCGTTCAGGAAGAACCAGGGTGATGTTCACATTATTGTTGACAGTGCTGTTATCAACATTCGTGGTATTATGGTCTCCGTTGACGACTACACCAGCAGCAGCTACACCTCCTTTATTATCATAATCCTCTTCACTAACGAAGCGCATCTCTTTTTTAACCATCTTGTAATGCATACATTTATTGGTCTTAGAATGTTTACATGCCTGAACAGAACTGAGTGTCTTATACCCACATTCACACGAATGCAATGTACCGGCTATATATTCAACCATTGATACTAGTGTATAAATAATTGTTAAGTCATTAACACGGAAATTCAAAAAAAATATAGAAGGGTTAACCCTTTACCAAACACGGTGATAGGGTTAACCCTTCTATATTTTTTTTGTTTAAATATTTATTTTTTATTTCTTACAGAATTTATATACATGTATTAATGGTTTTGCATGGCTGTATATATCTGAAGTTTTTGGGGTAGTATAATATGTGGTTTTTGGGGTAGTAGATTTACATTTTTTTTAAATTTTCAAAAAAAAAGTTTGAAGTAAGTGTAGTAAGTGTAGTCTATTTTTTTACATGTTCGTGTGGTAGAAACGGAAGGTCGCCGTGGTATTCGCGATGGTCATATGCAGCCTCAGGTTCTTATTGATTTCAAACCGAGTGTCTTGGGGAGCCCGGTTGAACAACTCCATGAGCGAGCAGAACA